TTCCAACTCGAAAGTCCTGATGTAATTCCCATCGGCATCTAAAACATCCACAGCTCTTTTAGATTGTTTAGCCATATTTCTATTTGATTAAATTTAACCGACCTTTTTGTGTGTTAGGCGTATCTTTTGACTCTTCCAATTGGTCCCTCTCCTTTCCCGATTCCCAACCCTCTTCCCATACCTTTACTCCTTATTTTTTGTCCCCATAAACCTGCTCTATAACCTTCTGGAGTTCCAGGTTTTGGACTTCCTGCCAGTTGCTCCCTCATGCAGACCCCGAACTCCTTGGTGAATGGCTTAAATCTCCTGATACAAACACTGCGGGCCTCTCGGAACCTTGTTGTTTGTTTTTTCTCGGGCATGTTGTTTATATATATCTTTTTGACCTTTTGCCCGTTGGCTTAAACCCGTGGGCGAAGGCTTCGTGCATTTTCTTTCCTTTCTCTCTCGCTTCTTTTGAATTATAACAGTAAGTTCTACCGGTGCGAATAGCACGCATACAATACTTTTCCTCCCCGTTAACTGTTTTTTCGAAATTAGTGTAAGGCATTATGCGTATCTTTTTACTCTCTCGCCCGGTCTTCCTCTTTTTGCGTAATATTCTTTGGATGTCACTTTTCTTCCTCCGATTGTGTATTTCCTGAACCCTTTCCTGCCTACATATTTATGGGCTGGAGATAATGTTCCCCGCTCTTTGGCTCCTCCTTTGAGCCATCCGCAAAGCAACTCCGGGTTTCTGATCTCCGGCTTTCCCCTTAGATTCGCCACGCACTCATCAAACCCGGCCTTGCCAACCCAGTCTTTGGCGGCCGGCACCAGCTTCACAAGAGCTAACCTGGCCCTCCTCGCTCTCTCCTCGGCCGACAGTGTCGGCTTTTCTCTTGTGTGCCCCGCAACCCTCACTCCGCCTTTCCTTGTGAACCCCGAGACTCGATATGTTTCTTTTGGCATATGTTTATGTATATTTTTAGACCTTTAATTAAAGCTCTCTCAATTTTTTTACATAACCTCGTGCTTCTTCTTCGAGGTCTTTTAATTGTTTCTCAAAATACTTGACATCAAAATGCTCCATCTCGCTCTTTATCAGGCTTTTCTTTTCAAACATCAAATCTCGCTCCTCCTGGGTCATCTTCCTGTTGTTGGCCAACTCGTAATCAATCTTCTCTAATTCCTCTTTTCTCTCCTTTATAAAACCTTGAAGCAAGGGGTTACTGAAAATCTCTATCTTGTCCTGAAGTTGCTTTTCCCTCCGCACCAAATCCTCGAGGATTTCCTTGCTCCCGTCGTCCTCCAGGTCGGGGTAACCTTTCCGTATTTTTTTTACGATTTCAGACACTATATCCATAATTTTTTATGCTGATACGGGCTCTCCCCGAACCAACCTTGATATCCTCTGGCTTTGGCCAAGAGCTTCTCCTGGAGTTCCTGGCAGGGGCTCTTTCATTCTGATTGTTTCTGAAATAGGTAGTTCGGCTGGAGGCTGTGCCTTTTCTTTTGGTTTCAATAAGGTGGTTATTCTTGCCTCCCTGACTAAGTTTTCGGCTGCGATTGGCATGTGTTCCTCAATGTATCCCATCAGCTTGTCGAACCATTCTCTCTTCTGTTTCTCCTTTCTATCCCCTTCCACCTTTTCGAAGTCAATCTTTTCGTAGGCGCAGTCCAGAAGATATTTCACAAAACTCAGGGTCGCCCCTCTGTTTCTTCTTGGCTTTCTACCCAAGATGATGTCCTGGAATACCTGCTCCGCTTCGGACAGAATTTCCAGATTTACCAGTTTTTCTTTCTCCATGGCCATCTTCATATTGGCTTCATCCCAGCCGGCTATGGTCAATATCTGCTTCAGTCTCCACTGGGTGTTGGTTTCGGCCCTCAGCTCGGGGTCCTTCATAATCATTATCATCGCATCTTTCTTGTCTCTCTTTTTGAGTTCGTTGGCCCTCTCCTCGGCCATCCCACCGGTGATTGTGATATCGAACTCGCTCACCGGCTCGGTGTCCTCTTTTCTCAGCTCGTCCCACTAGATGCCGTGGCTCCCCATCATTTTGACCATCATCTTCTCTGGGCAGTGTTCTTTCAGGCCGTAGAAATACTTCAGTCCCTTCTCCTCCCAGGCCTCCTTGTAGGACTTGTTGTAGAGGCCGAGCCTGTCGGCCACCTGCTGGAGATTTCCAAAATAAATCCCCACTTTCTCCTCCTCGGCCACTCCCTGGGTTGCTGGGGTCACTCCTGTTTTAACTCCTAATATCGCATCAAGGTAGTTCAATAATCTGATTGTTCCGTTGAAACTATCCGTTTTGAACTCATAAAAGGCATCTCTGAGAGTTTTCCCTGTCTTCACCTCTACCTCTACTAATCCGTCTGGCCGGTATTTTAATTGACCTGGATGAGGAATCATGTCCGGGTCATAAGCTCTCATTCCTGAATTTATCTTTTGCCTGTTTTTGAGGACTTGGGTAAAAAGGGCGTCCATTATATCACAGAGAGGCCTTGCATCATCGGCCGGCGCTTTGCTCCAGAAGAGACCGGCATCGGAATGAGTCGCCCACGAAACATAGGGCGGGAATCCGCTCTCGAAGACATCCTTCAGTTTCTCGGCCCTTACCCAGACCGCTGTCCGGTAATCGAATAGGAGATAATACCACTCCCCTTCGTAGAGCATGTACCACTCTACCAGCCTGTAAATCGGGATTCCCACATAGGAGTGGCTTTCCATGTCTATGCCCAGTTCCCTGTATCTTCTTTCTGAGTCGCTGTAAATCTCGTCGTTGACTTTCTCCTCGCTTCCTCCTGTTGCCGCTATTAGTTTCATCACCTGGCGGGCATCGTATATCTTCTCCTTCGCCCCGTCCAATAATTCGGTCCTGGTCTTCCAGATGTTCTGCTCACCCATAAAGATGTGGTTCCTCAAGTGTCCCCCTCCTTTTGGCTCGCAGACAAAGTTATTGTGATCCACCACATCCATGTGGTGCTGGTATTTCGGGAATGACTCCGAGTAAACCTTGCTTATGCCTCTTCCAGAGAAGATGGCCAGCTTCTTTTCCCATCTATCCTTTAAGTTCCAATTGCCACGATTTGTTCCTGAATCTATTCCCCAGGCTGCCTGAACTTTCATCGCCCGCTTGTAGTCAGCCAAATCTGTCCAACCGAAGTTGACAATTGGCGGGTCGTCTATTTTTGAGAGTAAAGTATCAACGAATCCCGACATTATCGGCAGTCTCGCTACTCCCTCTCCTATCAGTGTCCTTCTTTTTTTCCCGTAATAAAACTCCTCACTTTTTTGGATGTCCTGCATTCTTTGTCGTTTGAAGCTCATCCCGGTCTTGAATTGTTTGCAGGCGATTAATGTAATTTTGTCCGCCAGCTTTTTGTTAACCATTTTTTAAATAAAATAAGCCCTCCTCTGATTTTCAGAGAGCCATTAATCTTGTTGACTATATTGTGAAATTGTAGGATTCTTTTAGCCATTGTCAATTAAAAATGGGGCTAAAACTTCAACCTCCCTGATACCTTTAATATCAGCGGAAGCAGAAGTTTTAGCCCCGTTCAATGGATCGTCAAGCTAATCCTTCTTTTTTAAATTTAATATATTCTCCAGTTGTTGTCAAGTACGAAGGGATTTTTACCACAATTTGGGCACCTTGTATGTTTCATTTTTTTTCTTTGTTTAATTGGGTCATAATGAAGTTGGAAGAGCTGGTGGCAAGCCTGGCAACGCATTTTCGGGTAATAACCATATTTCATTTTCTCGAATCCCTCTTTCCAGCATTTCTTGGAACAGTATTTTTGTCGATTATTCTTGGGCTTAAATTTAGAACTACAAATCAGACATTTTTTTGTCTTCATCATACTTCTTTTTTTTCTTGAAGGTTTTTGATATCCTCACCTCCTTTCGATAAGGATAACCATTCTGTACGTAAATTACTACTTGTCCGAATCCCAATTTGGCAATGTCTTCTTCAATTTCTTTCATCATTTCGTTGTTTGTTTTTTTAATTCTCTTTTCTTTATTTTCCATAAATAACCTTGTTAGTATAAATAAGTGGGGCGGGTCAGATTTTAACTGACATACACCAAACTCTTTGTTTGGTGGCTATTTTCGCCTACCGCCCCTCATACTTACTATTCGAATCCACTTGACAAATCTATCGGTCTTCGCTCCCTTCGTCGGGGAATTTCCGGCACATCCAATTTAATGTGGACTCTGGCCTTGTTTTTCATTCCCAGTGTCGAAATCACGGTTCTGATGGCCTGGATGAGCATTCCTTTTTTCCCGATCACAAGTCCCACGTCTTCGTCGCCGACTTTGACGGTCAGGAGAACTCCCATCTCGTCCACCTTTCTGGCGATTTTCACTTTGTCCGGTTCGTCAACCAAGGCCTTGAGGATTACCTCTAATAATTGTTCTGGTTTGTCTGCCATGTTTATTTGTTAACTTTAATTATATCTTCGCCGACCTTTTTTATTCTCCTTTTTCCCAGTCGAATTGAGGAACATAAGGTTCTTGTTTATACGGCTTTCTTTTTATTCTCTCTTCCTCTTTGTAAAACGTTAATGCTAAACTATCTGCCTTATCTGGCGAGGAAATTCCCTCCTTCCTCATCTCGTCTTTAGACATTATCTTTATCCTACCCGATAGTTCTTCCCGGTATCTTATGCTCAGCAGTTGCCTCTTGAGCTCCTCGTCCCTCACTATTTCCCCTCCGCGTCTTAGCCATTCCCTTGTTCTCCAGTACATCTCTGCTCTTTTGTTGAGGTATCTCTTGTCATCGGGGTCGTCACTGAAACTCACCGCGTTAATCTTTTTCCTGCTCTCAACTATACCCGGGGTCAGAGCCAGCTCTTGCCCCCAGTTCGAACCTTCTCCAAAATTATCAAGCCAGCAGTCCTTTCCCAGTATTTTGAAAAATCCGAGAAGGGTCAGGGTTTTCTGTGCTCCTGTTTTCGGTGTGGACGTCAACTCTTCCGCCACCACTTTGGCCTTAAAACTATCTCTCACCACCCATTCGCTCTTGTTCTGCCCGGTCCCGGCCGGGTCGATGCCTATTCTCTTACTGCCAATAAAAGGAGTGTCAGGGGCGAATTTTATGTCCTCCTCCACCAACAAGGGCACATATCCCTTGGTGTCTACTAATCCCTTTTTCGGGAATTCTCCCTGAACCTGAACCCTATATTCATCGCTATCCCTTCCATACCTGTCGATAATTCTTTCTATAAATTGCCTCTCGACTATCGGACTTTCCTCAGCATTAAAGGTGAGATTTTGCCAGTTGTGGGCGTCCGAGTGATGGGAATCATAGAAAAATCCAATCAGTCGGGTCGGGTTTGAAATCATCATGAAGAAGAAATCCATTCCTGTTAAAGCTCCTTCTGCTGTTGTATAAACAAGGTCGTGCACACCACTTGCTTCATCACTAATTAGGAACACATATCTTCCATGAACCCCTGCCAGAGCCTCTGGTGTTTCTTTCTTTGCTGTCTGGGCCCTGGCAAACCAAGTTTCTGGCGATTCCACCATTCTGATATGATTTATCTGCCAATCGTAAAGAGCTTTAATTTCCCGAGGCATCTTATTCAACCAGACCGAGATTTCTTTCCATAAAATATCGTACATCTGCTGGGATGTTGGGGCTGTGCAAGGAATCTGGGAATCCTTGAAACAGAATAAATACCACAATATCAACCAAGAAAGAGTTGCATCTTTACCGATTCCGTGTCCTGATTTTACTGAAATTCTTTTTGATGCTTCTCCTCTTAATGCTTTTTCTACTGCCAATAGAATAGTCCATTGTTGCCAGGTAATATGTTTCCCCCGTATGAATGACTCGAACCATTCTGCTTGATATTCTCGTAAGGGACTCTTTTCCGCTATTTCTTTGTATTCTGGTTTTAGGGGCTGCGGTTTTAATTTCCACATCCTCTCAATAAAAAAGGTAGGAGATTTTCGGAATTGATAGGTTAATTCAATGTCAGCTTCGGTTATCATTTTCTTCTTTTTTATCAACTTTATCTAATAACTCAATTAAAGAAATAGTGCCAGCATGCTCTACCTTTTGCTTCTCACTCCAATCTCTAAATATTTGAAACCATAGTTTCGCCCTTGCCGCATCTCCTTCTGTCACTGCTCCTCGATATAATCCCAGAATAACATTTGGGGTTCTGTCTCCACCCCATTTTTTTTCTAATTCTTTTACTCTTTTTTCTACCTCATCCGTATGCTCATCGGTATAAAGTTGCCTTCTTGATATCCCAAGATGATCTGCCAATTCTTCCC